GAGGCGGTCCCGTTCGCGCAGAATGGCCTGGTAGGGTTCTGACTGGTGGTAGGCGATGATGGCGGCTTTGACGCCCTCCTCGGAGCGCTCTAGGGGCTCGGTTATCTTTTTGATCTCGGCGTTTATTCGCTTCACGTGTTCATTGAGCGGCCGGACGAGAAACTGACGGCGTTCCTCGAGCTCGTTTTTCATGCGCTTGATCCGGGCCAGGATGATGGTCGCCTTTTCCTCCCCTTCCACGTCGGTGATGGTGATGCCCTGGATGTCGCGGTGGGTTTCCTCGGCCTGGAGGGCCAGGGCCTGCATATTCGTTTCCATATTATTTTGGCTGTTCCTTTTTCCAGCATGTGAGGCACTTGGCGTACTTGCCGGTGTGCGAGTGGCCGCACTTGATGCACTTCTTTTCGACGAATGGCTCGGCCTCCTCGGCGTCGGCGTGAACCTTGGGGGCGTCGGGCGCCACGACGTCCTTGGGCATATCCTCCACGTCTTGCGTGAAAATCTCTGAGACCCCGGTCGCGCGGATGACCGCGTCAACGTGGGCGCTCTTTTGAGCCATTTTGATCGCCTTGTTCAAGGCGCTGGCGTCATAGACCTCCCCGTCGCGGAGCTTGTAGAACTCGCCATAGTTTCCACGGAACGGGCCCTTGTAGTCCTCGGGCTTGTATTGGTCTTTTATCTTCTCAAACTCGGTTTTGCTCATGGTGCGGTACTTCGGGCGGTTCCATTCGATCACGGCGGCGCCGCGGCCTTGGCCGGCGGGTGTTCCGTTCCGGGTCAGGTTACAAATGAACGCGACAAAGGGTTTGGACTTGTCGCCGGCCATGGCGATGGTCTCGTGGTCCGCGCTGAAGGTTTCCACTAGGCCAAAAATCTTGGCCAGCTTTTCCGCGCCCGGTTTTCCGAGGCTCGGCTTCTTCATGCCTTCGAGGGTGTAAATGTCCACGCCTTCGATCAGCAATCCTTTGACCTTGTCGGCGATGTAGGCGCGGTTGGCCAGCATTTCGTCGACGCGTTCCTGCACGGGAGTTAGAGCCGCTGCTTGGGTGGCTTCGGCCACCGGCGTCAGGCTTTCCTGCGGGTTTTCCATATGGGGAAAAATAAATCGTTAGCACTCACTATTATAGCGGGCGGCCGCTAGACTGCAAGGCTTCATTTTGCCTTTTGTCCCCAGCGGGCCTTGAGGCCCTTTTTGCCGATGCGGCGCTGGTGGTCGCTTAGGCTCACGCCCTTCTTTTTCAAGGCGCGGCGCAGGCCCGCTTGGCCGGCTCGGCCAAAGGCGCTGGCGGCTTGTTCTTTTGCGTTGGTCGATTTGTTTTTCACTTCGCAGTCACCTCCTTTCCGGGTACGAAAAAGCCGGCGCTCGGCACGGGCTCGGTATGGATGAGACTGTTTTGCGCGAACCTGAACCCGAGCCATTCGGCATAGTCGAGCTCGATCAGCTTCCCGTTCGGGAATGTAATAAAAAACTTTTCTCCATCTTCAATCCTAATGTCTGGGATTTGTGACGTGCTAGCCATAGCTTTTAGCGTAGGTACGCCGAGATGTTTATCGGGCGGTGGCGCTTGCCGTATTTCTCGGCGATCTTTTTCCCTTGCTCGTCCATGATCGAAAGGCACTCCTGGAGAATGTCGCGGCCATGCCCGTATTCTATCGCGCCGGTCTTGATGAGAATCTTGGTGGCCATGGCTTTTTGTGCCGCCTGTTCGTAGGTCATAAATAGAAAGAGTATAGCGGGCGGCCGCCATTTTGTCAAGTGTCCGAAGGTGCAAAAAACCCTGCTTTTGCAGGGCTTTTATGCGTTATCCCCACTAGGCCACGGTCAGCGCACATTCGATGGTCAGGCTGTTGCTCGCGCCTTTCACGATGTTGGTGGCGACGTGCGACATGAGCTGGCCCGTGTTCGCACTCGCCGTGCCGTCCACAAATAATCCGGCTTCGGTCCACGTTCCCGTGGCGGTGCCCGCGGCGATGAATAACGAAAGGTTGGCGACGTTGGCCGCAAAGGATGAGGAGCTTGGTGCGGCGCGGTACCCCTCGGTTCCCAGTTGCGTATCCGCGACGTTCGGACTGGTCGTGCCGGTTCCGAGGCCCACATAGTTGACGATCCCGGTGTAGGTCGTCGTGCCGGAAAGGCGCGCAGCTATGAGCGTCTTGCCGGCGGTCGGCACGAGATTGTCGGCATAGTTGATATGCACGGCGGCCTCGCGGTTGAACGACGCCAGGAGCCCGGCAAGCTCGCGGAAGTGGTCGTGCTGGTCCTGCTCGGTCGGGAGGTTCAATGCCAAAAAAGCCAGCACCTTTTCGTAGAGCTTCGGCGCTTTGGCCGGGTTCGCTATCGTCGCCCGGTATCGTCCTTTGGGTGTCACGGTGTCCTGCATATTAGACAAGGGAGAAGCCTGACTGAGCGATCACCGAACCCGTGCTGGCGGCGTTTTGGCACGTCACCTTGAGGTTGAGGTCGGTTGTGCTGTCCTCGGCCGCGGTGCCGTAGGCCACGGCGGCGCCGCTGATGGTCGCGGTCGGCGTTAGGAGCGAGAAGGCACCGACTTGAGCATTGGTCGCGCCGTTAGCTAGGAGCTCGACATCCAAGAGGGCTTGCCAGGCTCCGCCGCCGCCGCTGGTTATCGGCCCCACGGTTGCGATGATAGTCGATCCGTATTCCATGCGCAGCGTCGGGTTGGTGCCGCCCGAGAAGGTACCTGTAACGAAAATCTTGAGCGCCACGCCGCCCTTGGTACCGATCTTGCGACCCGGAACGGACACGCTAAATAAATCATGCTTGCTGGTGTCGCCGCTTACGGTCGTTGAGCCCGGCGTTCCTTGGAGGTTGCGGCGCGTGGCAAACGTAACGAGAAGCGCGGTGGTCGAAAGGGCAAGGCCGACCTTGAACGGATAGGTGCCCTCGGTCAGGGAAATGGCGCCCGCGGTGTTTGAAAGGAAGTATTCCCGGTCGGCGGTCAAACCCGAGAGCCCGGTCATAACGCCGCCCTCGCTAATGTAGTAGGTGGCGTTGCCGGAGGTGCCGGCCGCGGCGGCCAAGCCCAGGAAGTTGGTCACGCTTTCCGCAACGTCGGCGTCGGCCTTGTAGGCCTTGCCGTCGGACGACTTCATGTACAAGGCGTCGCCGGCGCTTACGTTCTCGCCCAGGGTGACGCTGGTGCCGTAGAGGGAGGCGTTGATGTCGGCCGCGGTGATTTGGTCTCCGGCGGTATAGATTTTGGGGGTCGCCATATTAGGTGAGGGTGATGGACCAGCTGAGCGTTAGGGTTTGCGAGGTGGTCTTGTTGATGTCGCATGCGACATGCGACAGGATCGTGCCGCTATCGGCGGCGCCCGTGCCTCCGATGAATAGCCCGGCCTCGAAATAGTGCCCGCTGGTTTCCGTCGCGCTGAAGAAGCCTGTCATGGTCGCCACGTTCGCCACGTTGGTCATGGAGGCAATGGCATTGCGGTAGGCCTCGGTGCCCAGCTTCACGTCCCCAGCCGCCGGGGCCGCCGCGTTGGTGCCTAGCGCCGCGTAGGACACCTTCGAGCTTGAGTTGCTCGTCATGGCCGCGGCGAGCGCCGTTTTGCCCACGGTGCAAACGACGTTGTCCCGCACCTGCTCGAGCGCGAGGGTGCCGTCCGGGTTGTGTACCCAGAAGATAACGCGCCCTTTGGGCTGGATGAGCTCCTCGAACATAGGGATATGGTATCACGCGGGCTAGCCTACGAGGCTTCCCTCCACGATAAACGCACGTTTCGGGTCGCTATGGCTGCTTTCGTTGTACGGGCCGGCCACGAACACGGTCCCGAGGTTGAAGTCGGAGCTCATGCTGTCGGAGGACGCCTGGCTTTCCGTAAAGTCTATCTCGGTTCCCAGCGCCCACGCGTCCGACGGGGTCACGGTCTCCTCGATGGAGGCCGCGAGGTCCGTCACCTCGTTGGCCGTGGTTGTGATGTTTTTGCGGTCCTTGGTTATTTGAGCTAGGAGCCATTCGATCACGCCTTGGGTGCGCGTCGAGATGAGCGTCACTTTATAGAGGAAGTCGGCCGGGCCGCGAGCCTGCATATCGACCTGCTTGATGATGTAGGAGGCGGAAATGCCCCGGGTGGGCAGGTCGATCAAGATAGTCGTGCCGGCCTCAAGGCCAGGCGTATAGGTCGAGAAGTGCCCCTCGACCAGCGCGTCGCGGTAGGCCTTTAGCTCGGCGGTGGCGCGGTCGCGGCCGCCTTGCAGCGTCGTAATCGAGTTATCCAGGACGATGCTTTCGTAGACGCCGTATTCCGCAATCGAGCCCGGGTCCGACTTTTTCACGATCACGGGGAGGATCGGGTTGCCGGTTACGGCGAGGACCTGGCCATTGGTTGGGGTCGAGGCAAACTTCAGGTTTTTTTCCTCGAAGTTGTAGAGGCAGTCGAAGCTGGCCGGGTTGTCGATGTTATCGATGCCGACGGTTTTCGCCACCCCGTCCAGGGTGACGCTGATGTTTTTTATTTTGTACGGCGTCAGGAAGTTGGCCTTGGATCCGTCCGCGACCTGCTGGAACGTGGCGCTCGAGGCCTGGTAGTCGCCGCCACGCACATAGACCTGGTTGCGCAGGGTGCTTAGGTCATTCACGAGCTCGAGGCTGTCCGGGATGAAGTTGTTGCTTGTTTCCGATAGGGAAAAGGCCGCGCCGATGCTCTCCGCGCCTTGAAAATGGATGTCGCGGTTGGCGTCCACGCGCCAAATGCAGCCCATGATGTCCGCCACCTGTTTTATGCACTGGCTCACCTGCTCGTACTGGTACGTCAGCGATCCGAGCGTGGGCTCGGCGTCCTGCACGTTCTCTTGCGTGAAGGCGTCCGAGGCGCGCAGCAGGCGGAAGTCGTCGATGGTGACTTGTACCGTGCCGGCCTCGTTGGTCACGCCGCGGATTTGGGCCGCGGTGATGCTGGCCCAGGAGGCCGAGCCATGGCTAACCCAGTCGGATTTTCTGATGTAGATAAATGCCCATTGGCCATTGCGCAGCTGGTCCGCCATTATGGTGGTCTCGAAGTAGTTGGTGTAAACGCCCACGGCGTCGGAGGTGAGGCGCACCCGGAGCGATCCAAAGTTGGCGAGGTTGTCCACGCGCACGCATAGCTTGATGTAGTCGTCAGTCCCTGAGGCGGTGTTGTAACTGTCGTCGAAATGGGTCAGGTCGAGCGAGAGCGCCTTGTGGATGGTCGTGTTGCCGCCGGGCACGCATGTCAGCTTCAGGCCCTGGCTCCCGTAGACATAGTGCGTCGTATCGGCCGTGACGGTTCCGAAAACGTCCTCGTGTTCGAAGATCGACAACGAGGCGCGCTTGGCCATGCGCGGGCTTTGCACGAGGCCCGTGCGCCACTTGGGCGGTACCCAGAGGGCCTGGTCCGCCGCGTCGGGGCCCAGGTTGCCGTTGGTGCCCGGCTTGTATCGGGTAAACCGAGGGGAGATGGGCATAGGTTAGATCGGCAATGGCACCGACGGGTACCAGATATTGGCGTTGAAAATAGGCAGGCGCCCCATGGTCGCCTCGCATTTGAGCTCGGGCGGCGAGGTCTTGAAGGCGAAATACGGATAGACGATGGTGTTCTGGTTGACCCTGGTGTCGGTTCCGACCTGGAAGCCGTCGGAGGCAATGGACTGGACGAGGTCCGCGGTCAGGACCGTGCTGGCATTTTGCACGGCTAGCGAGTTATCGCCCGACATATCCGACGTGCGAAGGACGCCCGCCAGGGTGCCCGTGGCCTCCTTGATGAAGATAAAATCCGCTTGGAGGCCGGCCCCCGTGACGTCGTGGTTATCCGAGCCGTTGCCCGTATATTTCCCGGTCGTCAGAAGCGACGTGACCTTTTTCAAGGCCGCCCAGTAGTAGGTGTTGCCCGAACCGTTGACGCGGGTGCTGGTGCCGACTTGGAAGCCGTCCGAGTTGAGGGCTTGGATATGATCGGCGGCGTTAGCGACGCCCGATCCCCAGATCGTTGAGTTATCACCCACGTTTTGGTCGGTCCTATAGCAACCGTGTTCATTGTTCGTGCCCTTGATGATGACCATGTCCGGCTGGAACGCGAGGCCGGTTACGACGTTTCGGTTATCCGAGCCGTTGCCGGAATAGGATCCGGTCGCAAAAACGTCGCTGCTCCCTTTGACGGCGACGTAATAAAATACTTTGGTATTTTCTACCAACCCCGCTTGGTTTCCGACCGTGAAGCCGTCGGCGTCCAAGGAGGAGATGCGGGTCGTGAGCGCCGTCGAGTTGTCGGTCCAGGCGTAACCATCTGAGGACGGCATGGAGTCAATCTTCATGCTGTTCCACTCACTCGTGGTCGTGGAAGCCTTTTGCAACATCACAAGTTGCGGCTGGAAGCCGAGGCCGGTGATCGATTGGGTAGATCCCGTCCCGGTAAATGTTCCGACCTTTACTTGTAGGGACATAGGGAGATTCAGGCGAGGTTGCCGCGCGCGGGGTCGAAGTTGACCTTTTTTGCCCAGGCCCACCAGTCGGCTATTTGTTTGGCGTTTATTTTGCAGTAGGCCTGTTCGCGCTCCCACTCGTCCTTGTAGGGCCTCGCGCCGTCGGTCAGGCGGCCTTCTTCCAGGTCGAGGCGCGCTTCATGCGGCACACAAAAAAGGGCGCAAGGTTGCGATCCGCAGAGCAGGCCCCGGCAGGTGTCGCACCACGCGCGGGGCACTGCATCCTTGGGTGTCGCCTCCCAGTGCGTCCCGCAGTGCACGCACTGTCGCGTGTCCTGCACGTGGTGACCGTTCACGACCAGGGCACCGCTGGAGTTGCGATGCCCGTACATAGTTTATTCCTGGTATTCCCAGCCCATGGTGAGCGAGAAGCCCGTCGCCATGGTGGTCACGATAGCGCCGACGCCGTTCGAGTTGGTGACCGGCACCACGAGCTCAGCGCCCGGTTGGGCGAACCAGACGAATGTGCCGCGCTGGTGTCCGCCCAGGGACAAGAGGAAGGCGTTCGCGGTGTAGGTCGGTTCCACGGTGTGGTTGTGTCCGCCGGCCGCCGTGTTGGTGCCGTCCGCCGGGTCGCGCGGAAAAATGGTCACCGCGGTCGAGGTTCCGGCCGCCGTAAAGCGCTGGTAGTCCACCTGGCAGGCGTTGTCGGCCGTGGCCGAGCTGAACATTTCCAGGCCGAAGACCGCCAGGCGTTTGGTCGCCGAGGCGTTGTTGGCGAGGCCGGAGTGCGTTTTGGCGGCGCCGTTCGCGTTAGCCGCTTTGAAGAAATAACTTCGCATAGGTGGGTTGATGGGTTAGCGTTTTTTCCAGTATAGCACCGGTTTAGGTCTCTTGCACCCAGGTCTCGCTCGCCTCGAATGAGGCCACGACCTTCTTCAGGACGTTTACGTAGTCCGCCACGATAACGTTGATGATATAGGCCGCCTGGTGGTTGGAAAACTCGCCAGCGACCAGGTAGCGGTCCAGGACGCGCCCGTAGTCGGCCGCCTCGATGTCTAGGTAGGGAAGCCCGGCCTCCCAGCGGTTGGTCACGCGGGTGATGATGCCGCCCAGGAGCGTATTGGTGCCGTCGGAAATCGCGACGCTGTCTCCGATCTCCGGGGCGGTACGGGATCCGTAGTTGCGCATCATGAAGGCAGCCGTGTCTATCTCGGCTCCCATGATTTGGGTGATTTGGAGGCTGGCCCAGTCGATCCAGGACGAGCGATCCACCCCGGCTAGCGTAACGGTGATTGCCATATTAGATCGCCAGGCGGGCGTTTTGCTGTAGCTGCTTGATGAGGAGATCGCCGATCTTCTTCGCCACGCCGTTCGCGTCGGCGGCCATGATCGAGTTGCCGGTGACGTTCACGGTTATGCCGCCGCGCATGCCGCCCATTTTTGAGAACGGAATAATGGCCTCGGGTTCTCCGCCTTCACCTACCATGGCCAGGGTCGGGCCTGTCACGATACCGCCTTGGGCAAAGTGCGGGAGGGATTTCGCAAATGAGGTGATTTGCGACACGCCCGGGACCGATTGCACGGCGCTTGAGGCTGCGCTGAAGGCCGCTTGGGCCGCCGCCTTCATCTCGTTGAACCTACCGATGACATAGGATATGGCGTCGCCTATGCCGTTTAGGGCTTGGGCCACGAGCGCGATGGCCGGCTTGGTCACGGTGAGGAATACCGTCGCCACCTCGGCGGCTCGCGTCGCCACGGCGATAAATAGCTCGATGCCGATTTTGAGAACCTCGATCAGGATTTTGATACCCAGCACGAGCGCAACGAGCGTGTCCTTGGCTAGCGCCTCGAATAGCGGCTGCAAGGGTTTTGAGGCCTCGATCAGTTGCTGGATGGCCGGCATGAGTTGGGCTTGCACCATGGCCCATACTTCGCCGAAGGCGTCATGCAGCTGCTTGATGATGCCGGTGCGCGCCTCGAACTCGATAGTGGCCGCGACAAATGTCGCCTTCATCCTGTCGATCCAAGCCTTGAGCTGACTTAGGGTCGGAATGAAGAAGCCGAACTTCGCGGTGATGGTGTCGATGTTGCCGCCCATGACGACGGCCGCCGTTACGAGGCCACCGAAGGCCGCGATCACAAGGCCCACGGGGGACACGATGGCCGCAATGGCCGCGCCCAAGGCCGGAATGGCGAGGAGGAGCGGCCCAAGGATGGCGAGCACGCTCACGATGGTCTCGGTCAGCTTCGGGTTGGCTTTCATCCAGTCCATGAGCGATTGAATCAGCGGGACAATCGAAGCCATGAGTTTGGTCAGGACCGGCAGCAACACGCTTCCGATTTGTTCCTCGAGCTCGCCGAACTGCTGTTTTAGGATCTCGCTCGCGCCGGCAAACGTATTGGCGTAGGCCTGAGCTTGGCCCGCGATCTTGCCCTGCAAAACGCTCAGCGCCTCGAGCGGGGTCGCGCTGTCCTTGATGTCGATGCCGTATTGCTTCAGGGCTTTGCCGTTACCAGCCAGCACCTGGCCCACGAGCGTGGTGGCCGTGGTCATGTCGATGTTCTTGGCGCGCGCAAGGTCCATGGCGACCGCGTTCAGCTTCACGGCTTCCGTCACGTCCCCGGTGATTTGGTAGAGCTTCGCCAAGGAGAGCGCGCTTTCCTCGTTATCGAATCCAAGTTTTAGCGAGGCGTCGGCCGCGGCTAGGATTTGTTTCTTGGCGGCCTCCATGCTTTCCGCGGTGATGGTGACTTGTTTGGTCAAGGCAACGTGCGCGGTGTGCACCTTGCCAATAGCAGCGCCGTGCGCGCCCAGGGAAGCTGAGGCCTTGTCGATGGCCAGTTTATTTTGCGAGATCTTCAGGCCGTATTCGGCTTGCGTTATTTTATGTGCCTTCAGCTGGTTATCCAGGTTGCCAATGGCGGCTTGGTGTGACTGGACCGAGATTTGAGCCGAGCGATGGGCGAGGTCGGCCTTGGCTATTTGGTCCGCCGTTTCCTTGACGGTCGTTTTGAGGGTCTGGTGGCCGATGACGACTGTTTTGGTCGTGCCCACCATGGTCTGCATGGTGGCGTCGAACGAGGCCATTTTCTTTTGCGCGTCGGCGGCCGCGTTCACGGTCAAAGCCAGAGCACCCGTGATGGCTCCTCCGGCCACGGCCATGCCAAGGCCAAGCTCTTTAGCGGTGTCGCCGATGCCTTTCAATGCCCCGGAGGCCTCGTCCTTGGCGTTGATGAGGATTTGCAAAACAGTTTGGTCCATACTCACTCCATCTTAGCGCGTAAAGCCTCGGCCTTCCATTTCTCGAACATGGCGCGGATGTACCAGTCGGGCTGCTCGAGGATTTGGTCGTAGGTCCAGCCGGTGCGCTCGCTCACTTCGATCAACGCGAAAATCTCGGGCGTGGTACCCGAGCCGCGGCGCAGGGCCGTTTCGTATTCGCTAACCGCCGCCTCTATTTCCTCTAGCTTTTTTTTTCAGCCGTGATGTCGTTGACCACCTTCATCAAGCAGTCATAGTCCGGGGCTGCAAGGTCGAGCACGCGCTCCAGGATGTTCTCGGTCTTGCCGTCCAAGGACACAACGACCGCGCCGATGATGTAGTTTTCGCCTTCTTCAATGGCGCTGGCCTTCATGCCGCTGGTTACGGACTGGCCGTCGGCGCCGGTTCCCACTTCCACGTCTTTCAGGAAAATGGCGCGCAGGGCGCGTTTCTCGCGGCCGGTCAGGTGGGGTTTGAGGACCGCCGCCAAGCCTGACGGCAGGGATAGGGTGATGGGTTCCATATGGCGGCCATGATAACACAAAACGCACGGGGTTGCCGTGCGCTTGGTCAAGGTCCGTGGCGTTAGACGAACGCGGTGGTCACGAGGTCGGAAAGCGTGACCTTGAGGAGCGAGGAGGTGGTCGTGTCGTATAGGCCCTTGAAACCGATCTTTTGTTTGACGATGTTGTTGACGCCAAGGTCGCGGGCCAAGTCCGTGAACTTGAGCTTGCTCACCTGGATTTGGAGGCGCGGGTGCGCGCTCGTGGCGAGCGTAACGCCCGTGTTCTGCAGGTCGAGGAGCATGGCTTGCGAGGTGTCCGCGAGGAAGGCCGTCTTGAAGTCGGCTTCATTCTGGAAGTAGGCCTCGAGCGATCCCGACACTTCGAAGTGTTTGTTCAGGAAGTCGGCCGGGCTTACGGATCCGATGACCGCGTCGCGCTCGACGTTTTGCGCGATGCTGATGTTGCATTTCTTGATGGTGGTCGCGCTCGCACCCGCAAGGCCCGATACCGCCGTGGCCAGTTTGAACGTGCCGTGTTGCGGGAGGAAGTAGTTTTCGGCGACGTAGGAGGCGGTGGGGGAAGCGGTCGTGCCGGCGATGCCCAGGAAGTCCGCCTTGAACGAGGCGATCTTGCCGATTTCCAGGTCGATGTCCATTTTGGAGACCATGGTGTTGGCGAACTGGTAGGACTGGATCGGGTCCACCCAGTTGACCGTGAGCGACGGGTGCTGGTTGCTGTTGGCGACGGTAAAGACGTGGTCGTAGACCGTGGCGTTCGGCGCTGATTGCGCGGCCGGCGTATCGGTGCCGAGGAGCGCGCCAAGCCACAAACCGAATGACGTATCCTTGACCATTGCCTGGATCGAGCCTTCCGCCCACTTGTTGGTGATGAAGGCGTTTTGAGCGTCCTCGACGGTGCCGAAGGCGGAATCATCAACCGCCTGCTCGATCCTTTCGTCGAGCGTGAGTGACGCCTGTTTCTCCCAGTAGGAAGCGCTCACGACGGTGCCGCGCGAGCTTTCCTTTCCGATGCCGAAGGAACCTCGGCGGCCTACCCATTTGGTGGACATATTGGTTGGTTATTCTTTGGGTGATCGAATGGCCGCGAGCTTGGTTTCCGCCTCCTCGCGTGACGACGCGGTGATCGTCACGCCGGGGAACTCGCCTACGCCAGGAAAGAAAAACTCTACCTGGACTTTGGCGGGTGCGGCGACCGGGGCTTTTTCGGCCTGGATCGCTTGTCGGCGTTCTTCTGACTTTGAGTGCGCTTTTTCCATACGGTTTTTAGTATAGCACCCGCCGATTAGCCAAGCGAGATGATTTGCGTCACCCCGGCCAGCGGGACCATGAACGGCAGCGGATCAACCGCTCCGGCATAGCCGTTGTGGACGTCGCAGTTGGGCGGGCGGTACTCGAAATGCAAATGCGGTCCCGAGGAGAATCCACTATTATCCGACAAGCCAATACGTTGCCCGGCTAGGACCTTTTCCTTGTTCCAGACATAGGCCTTGTCCAGGTGGCCGTAGATGGTGAGGGAACCGTCCGGGTGATGGATCCTGACGTGGTTGCCGTAACCGCTCGCGCCGTCCAGGCGCACTTCGCACTCGCCGTCCGCCGCGGCCGTGATGTAGCGATGGCCGAGCGGGCTATCCACAAAGCGCGTCCGGCAGTCTATGCCGTCGTGGCCTTTCAATCCGAAACGCGCATAGA